CGTGGGTTTGTTTACAAGTGTTTGGGCACTCGTAAGTCTGGCGATCCTTTCACAACTTTATTCAACTGCCTCATAATGGTCTATCCCACTTTCATGTGTTTTGTGAGAAGAACAACTTAAGTTATTTTGAGGGCAAGAAACACATTAAGATTGTCGCTACAGGTGATGACATTTTGAATCGCCATGATGGGCAGAAGATCGATTGGCAAGCCGAAATGGCCGATTTAGGTCTTGATTCTGATTCCAAATATAGAGACAGATTGTGTGACCTGGAGTTTTGCAGTAGTGTTCCTGTGCCTTGTCAAGAAGGGGTGGTAATGGCACCTTTAGCAGGTGCAGTTTTAGCCAAACTAGGGTGGACCATTGATCGTGACAAACTCATTCCAGATGACATTTATTTATTATCGAAGGTTAAATCTCAATATGACGCCAACCATGTTAATCCCATAATTCAACCATTGTTTGACCGCATTTTGCAGTTGAAATCTGAACAAAAATGGCCTCAAAAATTGTGGGACAGGATGCGGTTAAAGATGAAAACCCACAGTTCCGAAGATAATTTTAGAATGAGGGCTATCAAATGCACTTGGAATCTTGAGACTGTTGAGTGGGTTGAGCACCGATATGGATGGGATGAAGCCATGCTGGCCAATTGGCGGCAACATTTGGCGATCACCACTGATGCGAAGCGATTGTTGGATTTCCAACCTATTGAAGTTGTTATTGACCGTGATAGTGGCGGGCCACGTTATTTTTGTAACGGCGAGCGGCCACCATCGGCAACAAACGACATCATGGGGTCTGACGAAGCGAAAGCCGAGGCCCATAACGCAACCATGCATGCTGGAAATGGTAATATATTAAGCATGATTTCAGGAACTGTTGTGCCCGAGACCAGGCCTTCTTATAGTGTGACTTACAATGGCGATGACTATTTTATGAGAACAAATTTGGAATATTCTGATGTGAGGTTGCTCCGAGAGTTGATGATTTTGAACCCAGGCCAACAGCCGGGGTATTACATTGAGGCTCTCAGGATCCGAGACCAATATCGACAGACGCCATTTGAGTATCTTTGGTCTGTGTCCATGAAAGCGCTAAATAAGTTAGCTCATGCGCTGAATGGAAATGTGAAGAGTCATAAACCAAACCATCCTAAATCGAACAAAGGCAAGCACACCAATAAGAAAAAGAGTCATAAACAACCCAAACCACGAGCCAAAGAACACCACCCTAGTAGAACCAATTCTGCCCCAATATCCATGGATGGTAGCGGCAAAATTAATAAGCAAATGTCCGCTAAAGCCCGAAATCACCTTCAGATGGCAAATAACGATTTTTGGAGCAATATTGGTGCGGGAACTTATGCGTCTGGGCAAGTCATTTCTTCAACAACTTTAGCTTTACCCAATTTAGGCCCACGCACTAAGGCCCAATCTTTACTGTGGGAAAAATGGTTGTGCAAGAAGATGGTTTTCCGTTATGTGTCGGCAGCGCCGACGACCCAGGCTGGTCAGCTTATAATGTTCATTGATAGGGACGTAGCCTACCCTTGGGGTACCGTTGGACCATCAGCTAACAATCTGCAAAGAGCCAGGGTTCAAACTGGCGCGTGTGAATTTAGTGTTTGGAATAGAGGAACGTGCAGCTACACACCCGAAAAAGCGCAGCAAAGCTTGTATGTTGCAAGTGAAATGAGCGATCCTAGGCTCTATTCAGTGGGCACATTTGTTCTTATGGCTGTCACAGGGTTTACTTCAGCTAGCGATTTGGGTAGTATCACATTTGATTCTGAAATATTGTTTTCTGGAGCGACTTACAATCAATCAGCAATATCCGACACCATGGCTTATAATACCACTGCCACGATTGTGTCTTCAGGCACCAGTCAGACCGGTACCATGTTGACTTCACCAAATTTAGTCGGCACTACCTCCACATTGGGAGGTTTCCAAAGTTATTCAGCTGGGGCCTGTCACGGAGTTGTTTCACCGGAAGAAAATATTCAAGCTGCAACACTGAGGAAAGTATCCGATAACACCGTGACCACAGTGAGCGTCGGCGGCAATACCAACATTTACCCTAGTGCTTATCCAGCGGGTGAGTGGATCTACACATTCTCTTGTGCTGACCCGAGCACTGTTATAGCAAGTGCCAACGCTTATGGGATTCAGGGCCCCAATACGATCATCCACGCGCAGGACTATAGTGATCATTTGGACGTCGCCGCAGTCAGGGCGGCTGATTATACTTGTTATTTCGAAGTCTTGGAGGAAGCCGATGACAGTGCCCACATTCCAATAGTGTCTGAATTTGAAACCGGTGTAGCTAGGACCCCAGATGGAACCGGGGCGCCTACTACTAGCGACTGGGGCATTTTTGACATGATGTTGACTTCTGTTGCTGGTGGTCCTTTGATCCAGCTCCTTTCCACTGTAGTTGAGAATGTTATCCCTTTTGCTTTGGGCGTATTGGCCATTCGAAGTCATGGTAAGGAAAGTAAGGTAGCACTGGCTTTGTTTCACAAGGCCAATGGGCGGCAGTTGGTTTACAACGGTAAACGAATGCACGACCATAGACCATTCTTATCATATCTTTCCAGAGGTGGCAAAGAAATTATTAGTCCTGAACAACTATTAATTAAGAGACTGAGTCAGCGGTTAGCTATGTTAGAGAGTAAGCAAGCCGCAACTGATTGGACTGATAAGTTCGCCTCTTTGTCTGAAGATGACGATGAGAAGTACGAGAAGATCCAATCACCACCAGTGACAGTGAGTATACCAAGAGAGAAAGATTCGAATTTCGGAGTGGGGATTTCCCCCAGCACCATTAGACCTTATGTGCAGTCTAGTTTGGACACTCAGAAATCCTTTTGTTATAGTTCAGCAGTAGGTTATTTGCTATTTGTTGGAGCCAAAGATGCTTACGTTAAAGCACGTTGGCCCGACTATTCTATGACCATACCAATTCCTTCCGTTAGCCAGTTGCATTCTTTAGTAGACACTCATAATTTGCTCGTCGATTATTCAGCTGAGAGTATGCTTGTATACCTGACTAGGAAGGTTCCATAATTGATTACTGTTTCTCTTCCGCGCAGCTAGAATAGGGGCCTGACGACCCTCCGCAC